AGACTTCTACTGTGACGCCCGATGGCAGTAACAATCGACGCAACAGCGGGCGGCGCAAACGCCAACAGCTACATAACGCTGGCTCAAGCTGACGCCTACGTCGAGGCGATGATCAACAGTACGGATGTCAGCAAGTGGAGTACTGGCACTGATGACAGCCGCAACAGGGCCCTAGCAGCAGCTACGCAGCGCCTTGACCGTGAAAGGTTCATTGGTGCTAGAGCAACAGATACACAGGCTCTGCAATGGCCGCGTACTGGCGTGCGAAAGCCCGATACCTACGTCAATACGTACGCCACTGGCTTTCCGTTTCGCATCTCTGAGGATTACTTCACTGATGAGGAGATCCCTGATCAGATCAAGCGTGCGCAGATCGAGCTTGCCGTCTATCTGCACAACAATGAAGACGGCATCAGCCTTAGTGGCCTGAACGACTATAAGAACGTCAAAATCGGCAGCATCGATGTGACTCCAGACAAGACCGGATCAGTTGGCGCAGATCATGTGCCGCCGATGTTTGAAAGGTACTTGACAGGTCTTAGAATTAGCGGACCAGGTAACGTTGCTATCCGCAGGAGCTGATCATGGGTTACGGGTACGCACCTACGAAAGCGACGATCATTACGAATACCGCAGCTCAGACTGGTCGGTTCGTAAAAATCATGGCGCTTGAGGATTCCGTAATTGCGTCGATGACCTCGTCTGCGATCACTGAGAATGGTTCCTCGACGATCGAAGGAATCAATATCAACACCTCTGCTTGCATCGAAGGATTAGAGGTGACGAGCATTACGCTGACTAGCGGCACCGTCGTCGCTTACGAAGCCTGATGGGGCTCGCGCAGTCGCTAGAAAAGGTTGCAGGCAACGTCATCGACTCTTTGGGAGCTGACGTAACGATTCGCTATGTGACGGCTGGCAGCTACGACACGTCAGACGGAACAATCACCGAGACAACCAGCGACACAGCGATCAAGGGTGTTGTGCAGGCTATACGTCAAAACGAGGTCAATGATCTTGTCCAAGCAAGCGACAAACGTTTGATCGTCGCAGCCAAAGAGCTTGCCACTGCTCCGGAAACGAAAGACCGCGTAGTCATCAGTTCTGTCGTCCATCAGATCGTCGAGGTACAGACGATCGACCAAGACAACACCGCGATCACATATGAGCTGATCCTGAGGGCGTAACGATGGCACGCGTCGGCAAGATTGACTTTGACCTTGATGGCTTTGGGGAGGAAGTCGTAAAGGAGGCCACGATCACTCTGCACTCAAAGTTAAAGCTCTACGAGGCTGCAAGGCGCGGCGGTTTAGGCACGCCTGTTGATACCGGCGTGTTGATCGGGGCTTGGCAAATGAAAATGGACAGCCCTGAGCAAGGTCGGGTTTTTAACAGCTTGGAATATGCAGCGCCTGTGATTGCTGGCGAAGACTTGCCGCCTTCATGGGGCGGGCGTTACAGAACAAGCCCAGAGCAAGGCACAAAGCAGAACTACCACGAATCCATCCTTGAAGAGGTGATGCGGGAAGACGTGCCTAAGATCATCAGTAGTGTCAGGCGGAGACGCAGATAATGGCTGCTGCTGATCTCAACGCGATCCGATCGACAATCGAAGGGCGACTTGCTACTGAGCTTGCCGGCAGTCCTGTGTTGCCGGTGGTGTTTAACAACATGGCTTACGAGCCAACGCCAAACAGCTCCTGGGTGCAATGTCTTACGGCTTTTGGCACTAACGAATATCTAGGCCACGGACTCACCACTAGCGGTTACAACCGGATCGTCGGACTAACGCTGATCAACATTTTTACCCCCAAAGGCGCTGGTCCTGGAGCGAACCTTGTCATTGGTAAACGCATTCGGGATTTGTATAATCGAGTTATCGTGTCGGGGGTCTTCTTCGACGCTCCTATTGGCCCAGAGGCTTTGGCTTCGCCAAGTCCCGAGGGTTATTTCCAAACCCAGGTCCGTGTGACCTTTGAATTCATCGAGGAACTCTGACCATGGCCACCCTTCGAGGCGAACAAGGCGCAGTCCAATTTGACGCCGCAGGCAGCACTAACGCCACGATTGTTGGCACTCGTAGCTGGAGTCTGACAATCACCAAGGAAACTTACGAAACCACCGATCACGGTGATACGTTCCGCGCTTTCATCGGAGGCTTGGTTTCTGGAAGCGGCACTGTCGAGCTGGTCTATGACCCTGACGCGACTGGTCAGGCTGGATTCCTTGAAGACGTCGTTACAACTAACGATCCTGCGGATGCCACGTTCGAGCTGTTTACAACCGGCACCACTTCAGGAACCGACTCTGTAAGTTTCGCTGGCATTATCACCAGCATGGAGATCACCTCAACTGTCGGTGAACTTGTAGTTGTATCTTGCGACTTTGTGACCTCCGGCACGATCACTTCTAACCTTGAGTGATAAGGCTATAGTTTGAATGTTTCATTCAAACTACTGGATGTCTGCCAACGCTCGCACGATTGATTTGCTGGTTGAGGCTTTTGACCTTAACCAGCGCCGGAAGTTCGAGTTGAAGAACGACAACGGCGATGTCATTGTCGATCTATTTTTCAAGCCAATCACCCGCGCAGATCGCAAGAAAGCGTCGAGCTTGGCTGGGTCTGACGAGGCACTAGACATCAGCACGCAGATGCTGTGCCGCATGGCTGAGCTTGAAGACGGGACAAAAGCCTTTGCCCCTGCTGATGCGGCGAAACTCCAGCGACAGCTTCCTGAGTCCGTGCTTAACGAGCTTGAGCTGTTCTTGTTCGGTGTCGGTGAGGAGGCTGAGCTTGAAGAAGCAAAAAACGAATAACGCAGGACAGCTGGCTTTATTTTGAGTTTTTTCTGGCCTGCGAACTCGGCATGACTGTCAGCAGGCTTCGCAACGAGCTAACAGATGCGGAGCTTGTGCATTTTGCTGCTTATTTTGAAGTGAAGGGAGAGAAGGAAGAGAAGGCAATGCAGCGCGCAAAGCAAAGGCGGCGGTAGTATTGACTTATTGCTAGGCAGCCGTGGCGAAGGACGTAACCCTCCTAATTAAGCTGCAGGATGCGGTCAGCGGCAAAGTCCGTGCGATTGCAGGCGCTAGCAAGAAAGCGGAAGCGGCGATACAGAAGCTTCAAAGAGCTGTTGAAGGCGTAGGCAGAAAATTTGATCGGCTTAAAAGCAAAGCCTCTGCTGGGCTAAGCGCTATCGCTGCTAAGGCTAAGAACGCGGCAAAGAGTTTCGGCGGTTTTGGTAAGGCGGCTGCGATTGCGGCTGCTGCGGCTGGAGCATTAGCCGGCCTAAGGTTTGCGTTTACCCAGGCTGGCGAATTAGAGAAAGCAACTAGGAGCTTAAAAGTTTTAACGGGCTCTCTAGATGACGCCAAACGAATCATCGGCGAACTGCAAGCGTTTGGCACAGTAACGCCGTTCACTAGCGCGGAACTGATTGACACCGCGAAACGGTTGAAGGCTTTTGGCTTCGAGACCGAGAAGATTGTCGATGTAACAAAACGGCTAGCTGACGTAGCTGGCGCGACGGGCGCTGATTTAGGAGGTATCGCAACGGCGTTTGGTCAGATCCAGGCGAAGGGAAGATTGCAAGGCGAGGAGCTTTTGCAGCTCCAAGAACGCGGAATCAACCTGCAGGACGAGCTGCAGAAGATGTATGGGATGACCGGCGACGAATTCAGAAAGGCTCTCGAAAAGGGAAGGTTTAGCGCTGAAGCGGTAAATCTTGCCTTAGTAAAACTTACGAGCACAGGTGGGAAGTACGCAGAAGGTGCGATCGCGCAATCAGACACTTTGTTTGGCAAGCTTTCTACGTTGCAGGATGCATTTATTCGGCTTGGGCAAAACATAGGCAAGGCTCTTGCGCCGATCTTTAAGTTCTTGATCGACCAAACGACGAGGCTTGTAAATGCGATCAACGATATTTTCGCTCGCAATGCCGCTATTAACGCTGTTAGAGAGAGAGAGGGGAAAGGCAGAAGCCGCAGGGAATTAGGTCGTTTTATGGGCAGCGAGGAGGGCCGTGCTGCTGTTGAAGCGGAGCTAGCTAGACGGCGTGCTGCAGGTGGAGGCACTACAGGAACTGGGCTTCCAGATCCAAACGCAAAACCTCCTGAGTTGCTAGGAGGAACAGGAGGCGCTGTTAGCTCTGCAGCTGATAAACAAGCGAACGCCCTAAAACAACAGCAAGAATCTGCTGCAGAGTTAATAACATCGCTCACGAGGCAAATTGAATTAACCAATGAGCTGACTGATGCCGGAGATCGTAAGTTAGAGCTAGACCATGCGATTGCAGACATACAAAAACAGTTCCCTGATCTAAAAGACGAAGAACGGGAAAGGTTAATTGAACTGACTAAGCAGTTGCATCTAGCAGAGGAAGGGGAGATCGCAAGAGCGGCTGCCGCAGATCAGGCTCGTGAGGCAGCAGAAGCAGCAAGGAAAGCGCAGGAAGCCGACCCACTTTTCCAGATGCAGCAACAGTTTGAGAAGTTAATCGAACTCGAAAACCAAGTTGCTGCTGGTGCAACTGCTATTGGCAACGCATTTAGCAACTCATTTAAATCAGTTGTTAATGGCAGCAAGAGTGCTGAGGAAGCGTTAGCCGACATGATGGCGTCGGTTGCCGAGCATTTCCTTGATATGGCCGCAAAGATCATTGCGCAGCAGATCGCAATGATCATTTATCAGTCGATCTTGAATGCGCTTGGTGGTCCGCGTTTAGGTGGTGCTGATACTGCAGGACCTGGAGGCTTTCAAATCCCTGCAGCGTCAGCGCCGAAAACAAGTGGCATGAACTTCTTTGGGGCTGAAGGCGGTTATGCCTCAGGTGCCACTAATGCTGTCATCGGAGAAGCTGGGCCGGAGTATCTAATCCCAGAAAATAAAATGCGTGAAAGCATGGCGCGTTACTCCCGTGGCGCTCGCGGCTCTGCTGTTATTCCACAGAACGGCGAAGGTGGGACTAACAGCGAAGGTGGCGGAACAGCAGTTGCCGAACCAATCGACGTTCGCTACACCGTTGAACGTATCAACAGCGTTGATTATGTGACTGCGGATCAGTTCCAGGCTGGCATGAGGCAAGCTGCTAACCAAGGCGCTAAACAAGGCGAGCAACGTGCGTTGCTTACCCTTAGGCAAAACACGTCACAACGTAGGAGAATCGGCATCTAATGGCAGACCAAACATTTGCCGTAACAGTTGTCGCTAGTGGTGGCGGCAATCGCTATCGCTTCGACGGTGGATCTCAAGATGCCGAAACACTTCAGCTAACAGAAGGCAAGACTTACCGATTCACGCAGGAAGACTCAAGCAACTCAGGCCATCCGCTTCGATTTAGCACCACACCAGACGGCACCCATAACAGTGGGACGGAGTACACAACAGGCGTAACGACTGCTGGAACACCTGGCAGTTCAGGTGCTTATACAGAAATTGAGGTCGCTGCTAAAGCGCCGCTGCTGTTTTATTACTGCAGTGTCCACTCTGGGATGGGTGGCGCAGCTAAAACGATTGGTGTTGGGGAGGAAAACCTTGGTCTTGCCTTCGGCCATTATCTGACCCTTGAGTCAGCAGATAAGAGCACAAGACATCGTTTTCAAAACTACTGGGTTGGAGAAGACGCGACCCTTTCAGGCGACAGCTACGGCTTCATGCCGTTTGCTTTTAGCGGCATCACGATTACAAAGGGTGGCGACAACCAGCCCGCAAGCATTGCTTTTCCAAACAACGAGCTAAGTCGTCCGTTTGCGACGGTAGCTGTAGAAGACGAATATCTAGCCACGATCACAACGGTTCTGATCGACCCAGACGACAAAGACGGGTTTACAACGCTGAACGAGTATGTCGGTCAAATTGTGACTGCCCGTTGGGACAGCACTTCGCTGGAGTTGTCGTTGGCGTCAGTGTTTGATGCTGTTGGAGCGGACGTACCACGCAAGCGAATAACACAGCAGCTGGTTGGTCATTTGCCTTTGACTAGCAGGGTGCGAGTTGCGTGATTGATCTAATCGGCAAACCGTATCGCTTAGGCGCTGATGGCACTGGCCCTGACGGAGCAATCGACTGCATTCATCTTGTCTATACGGTGCTGGAGCGCATGGAAATACCAACGCCCACGTTTCAGGCTGACTGGTATAACCAGAGTGTTAGGCAGTACGGGCGAGATTTATTGAAGTGGGGAACCCGAGTTGACGAACCACAGTACGATGGGGACGTGTTACTGCTAGATCAGGGTGATCCTGTTTTTGCAGTCGTTTGGAGCAAAGGATGTCTCTACATCAACAGGCATTTGAAGGCGGTCGCATGGTGCCCTATCGGCACAGTGTCACGCAGCTACTGCTTCCGTTTGAAAAGCGCCTGATTGCAGAGCTTGGCTGTAGCGAAGAAGAGTATCGCGAGTTTGTTCAACAGGTTCAATATAAATACAAAGAGCGGAGTAAAGAGTACGAACGTATTCCTGATATACGAAATACTGGTCTTGAGCCAGGAACAGTAATTCTAATCAATCTTGGCATAAGTCTTATTCTCGGAGCTGCAGCATATTTGCTGACGCCGAAGCCAAAGATGCCCGA